GCGAGGCACCGACCATGGCGCGAGTGACGGACCGAGCTCCAGCGCGACGCTCTTCGGTCAGGATCTTCCCGACGTCACCGCGCACCTCGATCTTCAGGTCAAGCACGAGGACGCTCCGCAGGAACGGCTTCGCACTTCCACACCAGCCGCATCCGGTCGCGCATCGGCTCACCCTGAACGACCAAAGCCTCGCCATTGACGGTGAAGCGGTCGCCCGCGGTCGGGGCGGCCACCTCGGACACCCGCACGTCGATCATCTGGGTATCCGAGACAACCGATCCGGCACCATAGTCGGTGTCCGCGTCCGGAAGAGACAGGATCACCCGGCACGGGGTGTCGATCGACGATCTGGCGGGCCGGTACAGGGCATCCGCCGCCATGTTGGGATCTGCGAAGATCGCATCGATGGCGGCGGAGAAGGCGGTCATGGCGCGCGATCAGAGCGTGAAGGCGCCGGTGAGGCGAACGCGGCCGATGGTTTCGCCGGCGCCAGAGCCGACGGCAGCGACTGCCACGCCGATCAGTTTGTTGGCACCGGCGGCCGCGTTGGTGGTGCAGTTCTTGGCCGTATCGTCCCAGTAGATGCGGGCGCCGACCGTCCAAGCCTGAGTGCCTGCCTTGACCAGGTCAAAAACGCCACCGGTCTTGATCTCGACTTCGGTGCTGATCAGCGCATCGCTGCAGGCCACGCCGAAGAGCGAGCCGACAAGGCACCCTTGACCCGAGGAAAGGGCATAGGGCGCGGTCACGGTGAGCGTGTCACCGTCCTGGATGAAGTTCTTCATGTTCCACTCCGGGGTTTGAGGGCACCTGCCACGCCGTTTCGTGGGTCAGGTGTAGACCCGGGGCCTCAGCCCCGGGCCGGCATCAATGAAGGCCGTCAGCTGCTCAGGCTGCGCCGGGGTTCTTGTAGAGGCCCAGCCAGTCGATCGCCTTGCTGGCGAAGTCGTGACGCGCCTTGATCTCCATCCCGTCGCGCTCGAAGCCCATGCGGGTCTCCGTGTAGACGCCATCGTTGCCTTCGAGGTAGGCGTACTCGACCGTGTCGATGCGGTTGTAATCCGCGGCCAGGAACCACGGATCGTTGCCCGCCGCCGGGATCAGGCGCGGTTCTTCGACCACGGTCAGCCGCGACGCAAAGGTGTTCACGTCGGCCGTCGAGGCAGGGGTCGTCGCCGTGACCTGCTTGCGCGCTTCGACGGAACGCTTGCCGGGCGGAACGATGATGTACTCGGGCAGAGCGCGGATCAGACGACCCTCGATGCCCTTCTGTGCACCCATCGAGCGGTAGGCTGCCGCCAGGTTGGCTTCGTCGATCGCCGTTCCGGTGCCCGCAAGGTTGCCATGGGTGGCGTGGAAAAGTGCGACACCGTCCGACATCGTCACGCTCCCGGTCAGGTTCGCGTAGACCAGGTCCGATTCCAGATCGGCCGCGGCTGCACCGAAGGCAGCCGGGATCCGAGTGAAGGCATCCATGTCATCGTTGATGATCGCCTGACGGCTGATGCCCATGATGCGACCATAGCTCAGAAGCGCGTAGACTTCCTTCTTCTCCCCCATGGTACCGTACTTGATCTCGCCGGCTTCGTTGACCTTCAGAAGATCGGGGGCACCACCAAGCTGGTTGCGGGCAACCTGCTTGAAGTCGACGATGGTCGTGCGCCGGGCCCAGATCGTGAAGGTCCGCGCGGTGGTCTCGTAGGCGGTGCGCAGCGTCTTGTTCGCCACGTTCGCCAAGATCGACGGGAAGTCCGAGTTCGTGTGGTAACCGGCCGACCGCATCTCGAAAGCCGCGCCAGCCAGTTCCATTTTCGACATGCCCCGGGTGCTGATGCCGCGACGCTCCAGCGCGTGGCGGGCCAGCTCGACGAGCGAATAGCCGCGGAACTCGCGGGCATCCTCATTGATCGGGTTGGCCTTCGGATCGTGACGGTGCATGAGCGCAAGCGACATGGCATCGCGGTACTTGACCTCGGTCGCCCCGTCACCACGAGCCTGGGCCGGGCTGATCTCGGATGCGCCGACTTTGGGTGCACGCTCGGCCAGCTTGTCCAGAATCTGCGAACGTGCTGCATCCAGGCTGGTGCCATCGGCAATCAGCTTTTCGCCGAATTCCGCGTCCAGACCGTGCTGGCGGACCAGCTGCGTGATGGTCAGTGACCGCTGGCGCTCGGCCTCGGTGATGGCCTTGGTATCCTGCATCGGCGCCGGATCGTTCCGCACTTCCGTCTTCACTTCGGGATCGGTTTCAGTGCCGCCCGCCACTTTCGTCTTGTCGCTCATCGCGCGTCCTTTCATGGAAGCCGCATTAGCGGCGGGAAGGTCCTGACGGGTCAGGACACAGGGGTTCAGCGGGGGCGCTTTTGCGTCACCGCCTTCGGCACGGATGTGCGCGCCGGCATCGGCGGGCATAGCGACCGCCGAAATCTCGAAGGGTTCCCAGTCCACCGCGCGCCAGTGCTCGCGTTGGCCCTCTTTCTTTGTGATGTCGTACCGATGCACCCGGTAGCCAACCGAAACATGGCGCACGGTCTTTTCCATGATGCGGTGCACGATGTCCGCCGCGTCGGGGGCGCTGGTAAGGCGAATACGCGCCGTCGCTTGGCCACGCTCGACTTTGACTGAACCCTCAACCACCGTCCCGATCACATCGGACAGACGCCACGAGCTGTGCGAGTTGAGAAACGGTGCGCCGCCGTTCAAGCGCTCCAGCCGGATTGCTCCGGGCTCCACCACCAGCTCCTCGTCGTATTCGATGCGATCGTCCCAACCTTCCCAGCGAACGCGCTGCACTTTGGCGCCGGTCGTCCAGACGATGTCGATCTCGCGAGCCTCGGTGTCGATCGAGGTCGGCACGACTTCGGCCTGCCGCGCGATCAGCGGCAGGTTCACGGTCTTGTCGGTCATATGGGTTACTCCGTTTGGCCGCCGCTCGAGGCGGCATCATCGGTCAGGTCTTCATCGGTCGCTTCGGCCCCCGGATCTGGTGCGCCTTGCCCGGCCGCTTGGAGGCCACCGCCCTTGCTCACGCGACGCGGGTCGCTGTCGAAGACGAGCTCAGCGTCGTCTGTCAGCTTCGCCATCGCTTTCCACTCTTCCAGCACCTCCTCGGGATCGTAGCCACGGGCAGCGATCTTCTGCGCCAGCGTCGAGAAACCAGCTCGCACCTCTAGAAGGTCGGCTTCTGCGTCCTGCTTTGGATTCACACTCTCGAACCGCGGCGGGGCCCACTCGACGTCGATTGCACCACCCATCGGGATGAGCCCTGCCGTCCGCGACGCCAGGATGAACCAGTCCCAGATCGGCTGGCAGAACATCGGAATAACGGTCATCCACTGGATCTGCTCGACCATGCGGCGGAACTCGTTTAGCCCCACCCGCGCTGACGAAAAGTTCGCTTCGCGCATGTCTCCCGACATCAGCGCGTAGGGCACCCTGAAGCCAGCGGCGATGATGTGCATCTGCGCCTTGGTCCACTCACCCACCCCGCCGGCAGCGGACGGTTGGTTGAACTTCACGTCGCGCCCGGAATGCGAGTAGCCGATCATTCCAGGCATGAAGGATTCGATGCGATTGCCGTCGGCATCTAGCACTGCGGGCCCCAACCCGCCGCCCGCGCCAGAGCCGCCGACATCGGTCCCGGCATCATCGCTGATGACGATGGCCGCAAGACAGGCCTCAGTCTTCTTCCGTGCGAGTTCGGCACGGTGCCAGTCGCCGAAGTCGCGCATGGCTCGCATTGCCGCGACGCCCCACGGGACGCCACGATTCTGGACCCGCTGGCGCTCGAAGAGGTGCGCCACCACCGAAGCCGAGACACGTTCAGACGTGAACCGGCGACCGAAAGCTTGCGCGCTGCCTCCCGGATGATCCGGGAACATCCAGTAGGCAATGCGTCGTCCGCTCGCATCGTACTCGATGCCCTGCTCGACCCGCGCGCCATCATTTCCGAACATGGCCTTGCTGGCGTCGAGGTGATCGCCTTCGCGCAACTCGATCTTCAGCGGCACATCGCCCGGCACTCCTGCGCGGGTGAAACGCTGCAGGGCCAGGGCCTCTCCGCCCTCGATCATTTCCCGGACTGCAAGGGCCGTCAGGCCGTGAAAGTCCGTGTGACCGTGAAAGTCGCAGCTCTTTTCGAACCGCTTCCAGGCCGCATTGATCTTCTTGTCCAGGCGCTTGTTACCGCTTTTGGCCCGCGGGCGAATGCCGGTGCCGACGATGTTGTTCACCAGGACCTGGACAGCCTGCGCTGCCAGAGCATCGTTCCTGACCAGATCGCGCATGCGATCGCGCAAGATGGAGCCAGCTGCTGCGATCTCTGCATCCGCCGACTTGTTGCCCGACCGCCAGCCGCTGGTGCTTTGACCGCGCGAAGCCCCGTCATAGGACCGGCGCATCTCGGCGATAGCCAGGCGCTCTGCAAAGCGGTGGCGCGCGGTGCGAGGCGAAAAGGTCGCAATCACCGCGTCCAGAACACCCCAGCGCACTGCATCCGCCATGTCAGTCTCTCCGGAAGCTGGCATAGCCAGCGACTGGGCGGCTCCGTCCGGCGCTCGCCGCCGCAATCTCCGCCTCGATCACGCGAATCCGGGCGAGAATTGCAGCCCCGCTGTCGTACTTGGTCCGACGGCCGTCGTACTCGACTTCCGTCAGCCCCGAGGCGTAAGCGCGTTTCAGGGCATCGAGTTCTGTGCTCGTAAAAGCCATCAGAGCCACTTTCCTTTGCGTTCCTCGGCAAACCAGCCGCCGCTCTTTTCCGCCTTGGAGCGCGAACTTCCCGCTTCCGAGCCGCTTTTCTGAACCTCTGGTGCCACCACGGGCACCGCCGCATCGAAGAGGTCACCCTGACCCTCGGCGGGCGCACCGCCGCGCTCGTCGGTCAGCTTTTCCCACTGCAGGTCGGTCATCGAGAGCCAGGCCTTCCGGCGCGCGGCGGCCTCGGAGTAGTTCATCGTGTCCAGCGCCTCGTTCCGGCGCCCGGCTTCGGCCAGCTGCCATGAACTGACCATCACGCCACTCGTGGCGCGCTTCAGGACCCGGACTTCGGCGGTGAGCTGCCGGTAGTATTCGTCGCCCATCGCGCGGGCAAAGCCGATGAACCCACGCTCCAGCGGATCCTGCTTCGCCAGCCAGGCGTAGAAGTCGGCCTTCATCTGGCTGACGTTCACCACGAAGGCATGCTTGTCGTCGCCCAGGACCTTGCCGTCGGCCCGCCGCCGCTTCATCGGCACCAGCATCGGCCCGTTCGAGCTCGACGAGCCCTTGACCATGATCACCCGGTGATGCGGGTGCCGCTTGACGAAGAGCTTCACATCTTCGGTGAAGGCGCTTCCGTCGATCGCCAGCATGTCGAGCTGGAAGCGCATCCCCCGTTCGGTCCGCCAGGTCTGCTTCAGCAGGGCGTCCAGCGCCTCGCGGCCTTCCTTGTCACCGATGTAATGCGGGATCGTGATGTAGCCGATCACCCGGCGCTGCAGGTTGCGGGTGAAAGCTACCAGCTGGACCTCGATGCGGTCGGCCTGGCAGTCCGCACCTGCGGTGAAGATGAACCCCGTCGACGGCAGGATGCCCTGCGGCAGCGTCTCGGCCTCCGGTGCGTGTTCCGCGCGGTCGCGCAGCGCTTCCCAGTCCGGCCCCTTGCTTGCCTGCTCGTAGGGCAAGCCCAGGACGTCATTCCAAAAGACCTGCTCGGTCTCGGCCTCGACCTGCTTCTTCAGCGCCTCGGCCGTCTCGCCTGTCAGGCTCAGGGTGTTCCAGCCCATCACTTGGGCGTAGCTCACCGCGATCGAGGCCCAGTCCCGCTGGGGCACATAGGCGCGCCACAGGTGGAAGCCCGGATGATCCCCCCGCGGATTCGACGGAACCCAGTCGCCTTGCCGGACGATCTTCTCCTTGTCGGCGTGTCCAATCACGCAGCCGCAGGCGTCGCAGGTGAAGTGCGCCGCATGCAGCCGTTCCGGATCGATGTTCTTCCGGAAGTTTTCCCAGGTCAGCGGCGCGAAATGGCTGCAATGCGGGCAAGGAACGTGGAAGTACCGCTGGTCGCTCCGCTCGAAGGCGCGGGTGACCCGGCAGGTACCCTTGATGAGGGGCGTCGAGATGCGCAGGATCTTCGCGTCTTCGAAGGCCTCGGCCCGGCTGATCATCAGGGCTTCCGGGTCGCCCTTGTCCGTCATCTCCCATTTCGAAATGTCGTCGCCGATCACCAGGCGACGGGTCGTGCCGGTCAGGTCGGCCGGCGAGCCTGCCGAGGCCACCTTCAGGCTGCCGTTCCGCTCGACCGTCTCCATGTTGAACATGGCGTCGACGTTGTCGCCCCGACCCTCGCCGAAGATCTCGCGTAAGGCGGGCGTGGCGCGCCGCATGGGCTGCCACTTGTTCATCACCCATTCCTTCGCCGCCGTCTGCGTCGGGTGCACGACCAGGGCATCGAGGGCGGCATAGGCGAACCAGGCACCCAGCGTCGGCTGGATGATCGAGACCGTTTTGCCCCACTGGGCCGAGCCGCAGACCGTGACCTCCCGGGCCGGATGCTCCGGCGACAGGACCTCGTGGACCTCCTTCAGGAACGGGAACCGCTCGATCCGGAAAGGCCCCGGCATCGGCGAGCGGTCGTCGAAGACGATGTTGGCCTCGCACCAGGCAGTGATGTCCGGCGGCGGCGGGGGCAGCATGACACGGGCGGCGGCGCGGAAGACGACCGCCTCTGCCGGTGCCAGCATGCCCATCAGATGTCGGCGTCCTTTTCGGCCTCGGTCAGCTTGGCGGTGTCCGCCTGCTCGGACAGTGCGTCGCTGCGTCCCTTCCGCGACTCCCGCCAGACATCGAGAAGGATCTGGCGCACGGCGCGGAAGTCGACGCCCAGCCGATCGGCGACGGCCCGCGCCCCGTTGCGAAGCGCTTCCTCGACCTGGGCGATCTCCTGGCGCAGAACCTTGCCGACCTGCCGCTCGACCTCGCTGGCCAGGACCATAGTCCCGGCCTCGAGCTCGTTCCGGCGACGGAGCTGGCGGACCTCTTCGTTGAGCTTCGCCTGCCGGGCCATCCGATAGGCATCATTGTCGTCGTCGGCGAGCGCGCCATCCGAGGCACGGGGTGCTGGCTTGCCCGCGGGGGCATCAGCTGGCTGGCTCGATAGGATTCCGTCTATCGCCTGGCGGGTCGAGGCCCCATTGCCGAGCCCTTGGCCGGGATCCATCGTTCCCTTCAGCTTCTGGGCCACCAGGACGGGGTCGTAGCGCCGCATCCGGCCGTCGCCCGTGTAGCACCCATCCAGCCGCCCCTCGCTCACCAGCTGGCTGATCCGTCCCTTGCTCAGATTGAGGTGGGCGGCCAGTTCGGTCGCGTTCAGGGCTGGCATCAGCGTCGGATGTTCCTGTTTAAGCCGGTTCCCAAGGTTTAGGGTGGCGGGTTTAGGCTTCTCGGGACGTTTAGCGTCGCAAAACCAATGCGCCTCCGTCCGCCGCATACGGCGGGGCGCTGGGAAGGACCCGAAGGGGGTGGGGGTGGCACAAATGGCAGCGCCCGGAAGGTTTCCCCGCCGGGCGCAATTCGTCTGCTGGCAGTTTGTCTAGACCCCCAGCCTCTTTCTGTCAATCCCCGGTGCGCCAGGGAGCGAGTGGTGGCATATCTTGCGTCAATGTGATGGTGGTCAGGCCGCCGAAGTGGTGCAGCTCGTGCCTCAAATCGAGCAACGCACCCCACCAGGTCAGGTAGTCTCGACGTGCCGCAGCGATCTTCGCGGCTGTGGGGCGAAAGGTGACAGGGCATGCCACGATGTCCACCGTCTTGTTGCGACCTCGGGACTGCACCGTGACCTTGCCAATGACCTCGGTCTTCGCGAAGACGCCGTGCTGGTTTTCCATCGTCTCACATGGAACACAGCGCGGCGTGGCATTTGGCATCCAGTCTGGTGAACACCCTGCCCTTGCAAGGCTGGCAATCTGGACAGCCATCCCCTTGCCCCCGTGTTCAAGCGGCAGGCGGGCGACGAAGGAGGCAATGATCTCGGCATCGTGGTGGCCGAAGGACTTGCCGCCCCCATCGATCTTGCAGCCCAGCACTCCCTGCCGCATCAGGCGATAGATCGTGTCGGTGGCGGGTGGCGCATCGTTGATCTCGTCGAACTCGACCGAGACCCGCTCAGACCCGAACG